TCACGCCATATGTCGTTGAGAGTCTGTCGGCTTGCTCCTGTGCTTCTTCTAGTTCTTTTCCTGTAGCTTGTGTTGCGCGTATCAAATCAAGCTGTGCGTTCTCAAACTCCATCGCCGGAGCAACAGTATGCTCAAGGAACTCTAAGCCACCGAAAACCTCAGCACCAGCGACAGCAAGCTTTTCAAAAGATTTCTTGAGTTGCTCAACGTGGTGGACAGCCTTTTCCATTGGATCAGAAAACTGATCCAATACCGATATCAGGAATTCTAGCACCCCGGCATTACTATGACCGCCGGCGTCTACGCTTTCACTCATCTTTTAGGACTGGTCTCTTTCTGATATTCAGCCAAAGCTTTCCACCAAAACCAGATCTCCCACAAGCGCATGGCCTTGATTTCGCTTGGCGGGATAAAATGCAAAAGCCCCCCGAAGACCGCCGAATTAGGCAGTACTATACGGAGGGCTCTGTAGGATTTTCAAGTCCGTCTTCGTCGTCTGGCTCAAGATCGGGAGTATCTTCGTTCAACTTATTGAACTCCTCCACGATCCGCTTGATAGCTCCAAGTTTCAGATGAGCTATATCGGCAGCCTTAACAGGCTTACCGTTTATCGATATGCATCTTGCAATCGTGGCATAAAGTTGCTGTGTCGAGGATGCGTTTTCTCCTGCTTCCTTCTGCGCACGCATCATGTCCACACCTGTTCCTGCGCGGATTACAACGGTTCTCCCTCCAGACAACTTGATGGTTTTCGTCTCCGTGTTGCCGAGCAAAACGGAGTCAGGTATTTCAACAGTTGGCATTTACAAAGCCCCCTCGGCTTTGGATTACTTTAGAGATTAGGTAGTCATAAATAGGGCAGCAATCAACTTACCAATCGGGCTACCAAGCCCTGTGCAAGGCCCTGGGTTTGGTGGTTCTGAGTGATCTCCGTTGTTCCCCACGATGTTTTGGTTGAACACGTCTGGATGCTCATAGAGCATTGGCGCTACAAAATAGGTTGACGCCTCTGCCCCACCAACGGATGCAAGTGCTGCTGCCTCCATCTGATCCAAAGCAGTTGCACCCCAATCGGCTTCGTCCGCACCCCATGAGATTGAAGTAACATTGAAGCCAATTGCAGCAAACAGACCAGCAATGATTGGCGTGGCAATACTCGTACCACCAACTGTAATCCACTGGCCATCTACCCAAAGCTGATAACCTGTTTGGGGATCGGCATTTGCCGCCATATCGGGGACCATGCGACCAAGCCCTTTTGGTGCGACAGGAACTCCAATCTGCCAAGACTGGGTAGCAAAGTGCGTGGAATAACCTCCGCCCGTTCCCTCACCCATTGCTTGGCCAGGGTTGTCGTTCCAAACCGTTTCGTTCTTGCCACCCATCCCACCATGAGCGAGTGAAGTTCCACCCACTCCAATGACATGAGGACAAGAAGCCGGAGCGTCAACATTTGCCGGGGTGCTACCGCCGTCAGACGAGTCATTGTCGCCAGACGCAGCAAACACTATTGCGTTCCCATGATCCGCCGCCGCTTTCAACACACAACCAGCAATGCTCTGACCCCAGTACACATAGACTGCCGGCATCTTCCCCGTCGCGGCGTAGTACGACAACGCTGCATAAACAATATCAAGCATCACTTCAGGATCAGCGCCATTGATACCTGAAGGCGAATTCTTGGTGCCGTCAACCGATACGTCTGCAACAAATGGAGCAGGCAAGTTGACTGCGGCGAAATTGGCGTTGAGATCAGCTTGCGTCCAGCCACCGTTAAGCTCAACGATGCAAATAACTCCGCCGCCCTTCAGATTGGTTGGCCAGTCATACGCCTCACAAATCTGCAAACCGGTCCACACACCTGTTGGCGGCGGAGGAACTGGCTTTGGCTGCATTACAGGCGGAGGAGGAGCGGGCGGGCGACGATGGAACAGCCCGATATGCCTGTAATGAAAATATGGGTGTAACGCGCGTCTATTCTGCATGCTTGTTCCCCTCTATAGAAAAATGATGGTGCACTACTGACGGCCCGTGGAAAAAGCAGCTTACCCGCTCACTCGGCAGAGATCTTGCGTGGTAAAGATCAGTAGTGCACCAACTCGGACGGGTTTAGCCTACACCCGCATTCGCACGGAATACAGCCAATTGATCAACGCCACCGACCACGAACTGGTTCGAGAAGGCGTCGTATAAATAGATCTGCACTCCACCAATATCAAGCTCTACGTGCCAGACAGTCTGCTTCGTTGTCGTCTCAAAGTTCGTCTGCGCTTTCAGAATGATTGTGCCTGGATCATCGAACGGCCCTGTCAGAGCACCGGTAACCGGCACTTCCTGAATGAGGCCAGCGGAGCTGATTGTTTGCGCATCTCCTGTAAAGGAGACAGAAGACGGGCTGGATGTTGCGCAAATATTCAGGAACACATCTGGGTCAAACGACGTCCACTTGTAAGTGGCCTCCAATGCGGCCCAACCCATAGGGATCTTCACACGACCGGCCATCGCAAGAGACTTGTATTCCATCATCTCTCGTTTTGGTTGTGGTATCTCGAATTCATCGAGACGGCCCATTAAGTTGTCTCCGTTAACATAGATGTTAACGTTCCACAACGTGGTTATTGCTAATACTGCGATTGTCGCTACTGACCCTCCAGGACTTTTATATCGGCTTTTGATCGCCGGAAATCAGACCAAACCCATGCTCGGTGACTACCGTATTCCAAATCTCAGCGTGATGCCCATCATGGATAGAGACGAGTTTGGTGTCACGCGTAACGGTTTCCCGCGCGGCAATAAAACGATCTAGCAAATCTATGAGTTCACCGATCGTCATCTAAGATCCTTTTTAGAGCGCAGAAGATGACGCGGCGGCAACCACAAGCGGCCCGATATTGTTGAGGAGTGAAGAGTCAATAATAAAGTCGTAAACGATGTTCTCTGCCGGCGGCGGAGGCATCACATCAACTTCGAAGGTCACAATCCCCAACGACAACTGGGTTGCAGGATTGTCATTCGGATTATACAGTATCTGCGATCCAGGCAGTAACGCGCCTTGCTGGATCATTGTCCTGATAAATCCATTTACGGACGCTAATACAGAACGGATCAAACCAACTGTGATCGGCTGATCAAGGAATTGTAGGCTAGCTTGCTGGATCGATATTTCGATCACATCTAAGGCCATACGAACAGCGAGGAAGGTTGTCGGATCTGATGCTGACGGGAACGACGCAGCCCGATTACCCCATACAAGCAAACCCGTTCCAAAGTTGTTGTTCACCGTCACAATGCCAGCCGCATTGAGGTTGTTCGTATCGGAATTCGGATCAAACGCAGACATGTAGATATTGGTGTCAGGACCAGTCGGGCCGTTCAGCGGCTTGTTGGAAGGTGACACCCAGAAGCCATTAGCCAAAATCGAAGCGGACCAAGCCCCCGCCGCCCATGCGGACATAGGGCCATCAACAAGCGTTGTCACAGTCGTGTTGATAACGGTTCCCGACGAATTGAGTGAGTTGCCTGTTGGTATAATGCCAACATCTTCAAAGAATAGGTTCGGGTATGTCAGCCCCAATCGTCCAGACGCAAGCCCAAACGATGTTGTTGCATTACTCCTATTCGAAAGAGCTGTGCTAACCGTCACAGAGGAAGAACTGTCTGCCAATGCAATTCCGCGGACCTGATTTGCCACTGCAACCAACGCAGCAGCCACGCTCTGATCCTTACTACCGACGTATCCATTGTAACCAGGAGCGATCAAGATACGCGGATTAAAGCCAAAGCTCGAGAACGATAGGATGAAGTTCTGCATCCCTGTATAGACGCCAGAAGTCACAGCGCCTATTAAGTCGGCATCTGCAACTTTAGACGGGTCGCAATAAGCATAGCTAGCCTGCACACCCTGACCGGTAGATAGTGCTCCACCACTCTTCGCGTAGACAAAGCCGTTGATATAATCAACGGTGTAATCTGTGTTCTCTATATAGGTGACGTTGCCACCAGCGTTCTTAAACACAAGCGTTGTAGCATTCGTGTAACCATTCAAACCAGGGCCAACAATTCCCATGTGGCCAAGGTTTACGTATTGCGTACCAGAGGCAGGCATTGTTAGCGTCTGGCCGCTAACTGTGGTTTGGTGCACTGCTGGGTTGAAGACGTTAATGCAAATAACTTGGCCAACGCCATTCTGGCCTGACTGCTCCAAGATATGGCTCAGTGCATACGGGATTGAATAACCCTGGATCAGCGGCCCCATAGCCCCAGCCGCCGGAGTGTTGTTTACCAAGAACAGCTTGTTGGGCTGAGGAGGCTGCACAATAGCAGAGGACGAGACTGCCCAAGTGGGTGCAGAACCAACAAGGCCGATCACGGCCGCGTTGATTGACTGAATTCCTACCCCACCAGCTAACTGCTCTAGAATACTGATGCCGTGGAAGAAAGACATTTAAGTCTCCAAAGCTAGGATGCAGTTATCGTCTCGATAACCGGAGCGGAATAAACAGTGACAACTGTCCCTGGGACAAGAAGGCTTGACGATTGCTGGATATAGATAATACCGGATGCTGCCGTGTACCGGTAATCACTACCAAGCGTTGCCATCACACCTTTTGACGTAACTATCTTCGTGACCACTGTATTAGCGGGGAGCGATAACTGATATGAATTATCAAGAGTTCGCTCTATACCTGCCGCTGATCCATCATAAACAAGACCGATGACTTGTTGAAGATTGGCCAGAATGAAGTTCTCATCCATCTTCGGCCGCATGGTAATGACTTCTAAAGTCAACTCATACAGCCAGACACCACCTTCAGAGTCCTGCTCAGCAAACTTCTCATCTGTGAAATAAGCGTTCCGGCAGCCAGCCGGACGAAAACCAGTTAGGGCACCTTCGATTGTGTCAATCAGAGCATATACAGACTGACTACCACTCAGCGCCCACGAGACCGTCCGGGCAAGAACAACAAGCTTGAACTCAAGCGTGCGTTCCTGAACCAT